ACGGCATTAGCAACAATAGCCACATTAGTGACCAAGTAAGAAACAAAAATAAAGGTGCGTATCCAAGCAATAGTATCAGACTCTCTGTCACATTTAGTTGGTTTTTCTCCAAGTGCTTTAGCCCATAAACGCCAGATAGTCTTTTTCTTACTCATCGCCCAAATTTTCGATCCATTCGCAGTTTAATGTAGTACATTCCGATCACCCACAGGGAGAAGAGGAAACCCTCTCCATACCCCATGGTGTTCCATGCGTGAACAGCTTCTCCCATCACTCCTCAGCCAGTTTCTGGAAGTAGGACAGTGCATCATCTTCATCCTCATCAGAGTAAGAAGAGGAAGCAGTAGGTTGCAGATTATTCAGTTCACCACGAAGATCATCGGTGAGTTCACGAGAGGAACCACGGAAGTCATCTTCATCATTGACTTCTTCAGCAACAGGACGAGACTTGGGAGCAGCGTTACCCAGAACCATGTTCAGACGCTTCTTCAGGTCATCGTAGGACTTGAACTGATCAGGTGCAACGATCTCTTGGAGGGAGTATTCCTTCTTCCAAAGGGCCTCCAGTGCATCATCATCACCATCCAGGAGAGCACCAGGACGTGCGAACTCAGAGGAGTCGTAGTTCCAGTAACCTGCAACCTTCTTGATCTTGATCTTGAAGTCTGCACCAGCCCAGAAGTCAAAGGGGTTGATGGGCTCTTCATCTTCGAACTCAGGTTGCATCGCACCCATGATCTTGTCGAAGATCTTCTTACCGAACTTGTAGAGGAAAACCTTACCTTCGTTCTGAGGGTTTGCAGGATCCTTCACAACGTAGATGTTGGAGTAGTATTCCAACTTACGCTTCTGTTTGCGGGCCTCTTCTTTACCCGCATCGGTCCCGTTGTTCCAGAGAGTAGTGTTCAGTTCGGACACGGGATCCTTCTGACCCAGAGTGGTCAGGGAATTCTCAATGTACCAACCGCCAGGACCTTGGAAGGCGTGTTTGTACAGTTTCACCCAAGGAAGGTCTTCACCCTCAGGTGCAGGGAGGAAACGGACTACGGCGTAACCGTTACCAGACTTGTCCATCTCTGGTTTCCACAGACGGTCATCACCACCTGCGGGAGTATTCATCTTCTCAACTTCCTTGACCAGTTTGGAGGTCAGGGAACCCAGTTTGGACTGTTTCTTAAGGTCTGCAAAAGACATTCGGATACCTCGGATTGTTTGGATTTGGCCTTTGTGGTGGCAGAGTCATCGTAACAGGTCTGGAGTCAGTCGTCAAGCGTCTGACCCAACATTTTTTTCAGACCTGAGATGGTCTTGTACATATTATCAAAGAGAGTCCCAGGGTCCACCTCCCCTGGTACACCTAACATTTTGGCTGCTTGGGTGATGTTCTCCTTGATCTGGAGGGCCTCTGGATCATCACTCAGGGAGACCCGAGTGTACATAATCTTTTGTTTTTCCAGAAGTTTTTCCAGTTTGGAAATGTGTTCATACTTATCTTCATCCGACATGGATGGAAACTTCATGATGTCACCATAGATGTCTTCTTGAAGTTCATTGATCTCTACAAGAGATGCACGAACGTATTCACTGTCAAGAAAACTCATAGTAGTTTCTCCTTTAGGATTCTTTTGAATTTGAACACGTCGATATTTAGGAAGGGTTCGTACTTCTTCATTTTGAGGGAAACCGTACACCAGATAGGGTCATCCAGTTTCTTATCAAGACGAGATCTGAAACCCAAGATTTTATCCAGAATGACAAGTGTTTCCAGACTAATTTCCTTCCTCATGTAGGCCTTCAGGATCTTCGGATGTTGGCCTTGAGTGCTGAAGTAACTGTCGAAATTATCTCTTGTAAAGATTCCTTCAACTTCGTTTCCGAATATGTAGGACAACGACTGGTTTCGTTTTTGCCATTGTTTGAAATTGGTTTCTCCATTCTGGATAATCTCTCCTATCCACACTTTACTTGGATCATCATGAGAAGTAAAGTTGGCAATGAAATAATTTACAATTTCACTGTCTTCCTTTTTACGGGACATTCTCTCAAAAAAATATCTGTCACGTCGTTTATTAAAAGACGCAACAGATGCACGGGTTCTTCCACTATATTTAATGAAATCATACTTATCCTTGGTGAAATGATTCTTCATTCCAAGATAGGTTGTGTAGACTTCAAATGGGGTCACTTTCACAGGGGCAATCGAGCACGGGATGTACGTTTTAAGAAATTGAGATCCATAGCTTCGGCCTTGAGTTTTTCTTTCAAGGGTTTGGAGATCAACTTCGGGACAGATTCTAACTCAATTTTGTTCTCGTCGCAATAGTAAACGATTGCATCGATATAATTGAAGTCGGGATCACTCTTGACTAAGTTTTCAATATCTTTTGTGAACTTAGTTTGACAAAGAAACTTGTCTTTAAGAGCTTTGTCTACTTCTTTATTGGGCATCGGAAAGTCTATGAGTAACAAATTTCTTAATGTACTTAACTAGTAGCTTAATATACTCGTCTTTGTTTCTTTTGTCAAATACATGGTTCTCTCCGTTAGGAGTTTGCATGATAGTGATTAGTTTCTTGACAGGTATTCCCGTCATTTCATAATACGCACATGCATAGAAGGTTTCTTGAACAAAATAGTTTTCTAACCATTCCTCTGGTTTAATGTAGTCTGAAGTTTTAAAGTCAATGACAGCAAGCTCCCCATCAAACTCCGCAATGCAATCAACACGACCAGCAACACCAAGGTACTCACTAAAAAGAGTCCTTTCAATAGCATGGATGTTATCAATACGATCAAGGATTGGTTTGCAAGCCTGGAACATGAATTGCGTCGCGGGAAGATGACTCGACCAGTCAAGTGGTTTCCCTTCAAGATAATTCTGTGCGGCCTCGTGGAAGTCCGTGCCGCGGCTCGTAGCCTTTCTAGTGATTTGATTCGCCTTCTCCTCACCAATTCTCTGTCTCCACTTAATAAATTTTTCGCGGTTATAGAAAGAGGTGACTGAGGTGATCGAAGGCACCCAGTCACCATTTGGCAGTTGGTAAAGACGACACCCAGGAGTCTCTTTCTTTTCTAGTTCAACATCACCAAGATGATTAACAAAATTTCGATTCATTAGAGACCTAGGGCAGTTTTCTTCATGATGTACTCTTTCACAAGGCCAGAACGAACGATGTCTTCTACTTGGAATTCAACCATGCAGAATGACTCTTCCATTTGTTCGATGATTCTCATGAAGTCAAGAATACCATTTTTTTCGTAGGTCTTCTGCAGATCAGTTTGAACTGCGTCACCACAGAACATGATCTTACAGTTGTCACCTACACGAGTAATTATACTATCAAGTTCGTGAAAATTCAAGTTCTGACTTTCGTCAATCAACAGAATACAATCATCAAAGGTTGTACCACGAATGAATGAAGTAGACCAGAACGATACAGTCTCTTGAGCTTTTAAGTTGCCCCAGAGCATATCAAAGTCTGCATCAGAAGGCATTTCGAACATGTACTTAACCATGTTCTTGTATGGAATCTGATAGAGGGCCGACTTGTCCTCATGGTCTCCAGGAAGGAACCCGATCTCACGGGTGGCCACAAGAGATCTGACGATGTAGATCTTCTTGTATGGAGTGTACTCATTCAACACATCTTTCAGTGCATTATAGAGTGCAACAAATGTTTTACCTGTACCTGCACATCCATATGCAAAGATGTGTTGACCTTTCTTATACGCTTCGAAGAATTTCTCTTGGTTTGGTGTAAGAGGTTCAATGTCAACTAGGAAGTCCGTGTTAATTGGTTTCTTCCTTTTCAATTGTTTAGCGGTCATGCCAATTCCAATTGGATCTTGAGACTTTCTTTTTCTTGAAGCCATACTAGATTTTCTTGACTTTGGATCCAGGTGCTTGAGAGGCGCGTTCTAGTACCTCGTTCCAGCCTGGTTTTCTGGAAACGAGTTTGTTCCTCCAGTCCCCCACTTCTGTGGCCATGGGAGCAGTGGATGGATCAGACC